GGTTATATCAATTAATTCATCTGGAACAGGAAGTATTTCTTCCACAATTTGACGGATCTCTTTTTTAGGCGCGGGTTCTCTCTCTTCCGTATCTTCTTCTATTATAAGCAACGGCTTTTTTTTCACATATTTTGTACTTGTTTTTTTAGTAAACTCATTTAGAAAAGTCTCCAAATTTATTTTTTCATCAAATGCATCTAAAATAACTTTATCTTTATCGCCTTGTTTTAATTTTGAGAGAGAAATACGCATTTCTTCCTCTTTATCTAATATTATTTTGTAAGCAGGTATACTTTCTAGTTTTAACCCAGGAATTAAAATAAAAACAAATGCATCTGTTTTATCTCCATATGCTACAAAAGCATGCCTTTTATAATCGGTTTCCATAATGAATTTTTGACATACAAAAATAGTAGGTATTTTATATTTTTGAACCAATACCCATATATCAAAAGGAGTCAAAAAATAAGTGTCCGCATAAATAAAATGTTGGAATGACAATTTTTCACTTCTTACTTGATCACCTAGTTTCTTTTTTCCTTGTAGTATAAGAATATCAACTATTTTATTCATATTATAAGACGGGTTTAATTGAAAATATATCTCATACTCTTTCAACAGATCATTTTTAATTTGGTTTATGGTAAGCGTTTTATTTAAGACATCCTTTGCCATATCTATTATTACATCAAATGTACAAGAAACATTTTTGTCATATTGTGTTTCTTTATAATTTCCTGGGAACCGTGTCTTCCACAATGAAGAAGATATCTTGGGTTTATCTTTTTTGCATGTGGTTGTTTCTGTTTGTTCTGTTTTTTCTTCCGTTAGATTTTCAATATTAGTAACTACATTATCGTATACTTGGGAGATTTGCGGTTTTGCCTCGTCATATGAATTATTAGTTATGTATTTATTAATTGTAGCAGGTACAAATGTTTCAAAGTATTCTTGAGTAATAAGGGATTGCAATAAAATAATTTCATTGTCACGTAAGTTATAACCAATATTTCCAAAAGACAAATAGGCTTGTGGTTTAAAAATAAATGATTTAATTCGGTTATATCTAATTAGCTCATCTGACATTTTTCCATAATAAATGTCTTTATTATTATGATGTGTCATTAGATTTTTTTCGGGAAGAATTAAATTACAAACACCGTTTTCAGTCACAGTACATAAATTAGGGGTATCAGAGCATTGTTTTTCATTTTTTACGATACATGTAGATATATTTTTTATTAATTTATAATAATTCTCATCTCCAATAAATTGGATTTTATTTTCCACTAATTTTTTTAATAAATCTGTAATTACATTTAATTTTTGCGTATAAATAATATACTCCTTCGCTAATTCTTCTTCTATTTTCTCTCTTATACTGGCATTTTCATAGTCATTCAACAAAACGCGAATCGTATTTCTAAATACATTATAAAAATTAGTCTCCAACTTTATTTTTTCAATATATTCTACTCTCTCTTTATCTACTTCTTCATGAGTACTAATAAAGATATCACTTTGAACATTGGGCGTTGATTTTGGGTCTACAATGTAATTTGTATTTTTAAAAGAAGGAATATTATATTCTGCAGGCACACTGCTTTCTGGAATCGGTGGTGAAATTTGGACAAATTGGTTAGAATTTGTTAATATGCCTACTACTAATTCATCCTCCACAATTTTATAAATAGGTTTACACGGGATTTCTTTTATTTCTGTTTCCTTATTTTTGCTTTTAGGGTTGACTTTCTTATATAACTTTGTTAAAAAGATAATAGTATTCTCATATGTGGTCCATAAATGAGTTTCGCTCATAAGTACATAACTATTTGTGTCATCAGCCACTTGTGCTTCTTCACTTATTGCAGATGGATAACATGGCACAAATCCACGCATATTTTCTGTATCTTCTGCGACAACACCAATTATTTTATTTCTAAAATTAAGTACCTTTTGAATAATTTTATATTTATATTTATGCATTCGCTGAATCAATACAGGGAGAATCAAAGGCATTTTGGCGGAGTATACATTTGGCATACTTTCCAGAGGTTTGCACATAATTTTATATAATGGTTTAACTATTTCCTTGAAAACAGCCTTGATTGATTTTGAAAGATTTGGGTCATACTCACTAAACGCTTTTTGAATAGAATTGCTTTTTTCGCTTATTGTATATGAATAGAGCGGTTCGTAATAATTATCTTGTTTTATCAAAAAAAAAGTTGGTTTACGCGCATCATACATTTCATTGGAGTAATGATTAGATGGACATATAATTTCCACATTATTAGTAATATCATTATTGGGAATATTTAAAATAACTAAATTGCGGCCTTCCGGGAAAATATATTTATTCGGTTTGCAAATAATATCCCACAAATATTCGTGATTTATAATTACATTGTCGTCATTCAAAAACTGAATGAAATTATCAAACGCCGAAACCGCCTTTTTGTAATATACGACATCTGCTTCTTTATTCATATCAAATGTTGAATAAAGTTTTGTATTTTTATATTTATCTATAATTCCCGCTTGAGTTTGTTTTGCAGAGAGAAGAGATTCATGAAAATCATTTACCAAATTTCCATTTTGATATTTTATAAATTCATCAATTTGTAGAGATTGTATAATTCGTTGTTTCATTTCTCCGATCGTCAAAATTTTGATTTCTTTGGTACCTTTTATTTCTCCAGGAACACGTTTTGCAAAAAATAATGCGTCTGAAATACATGCAATAAAAGATTGTTTTTCATTGATTTCTACTCCATGTCGTAAAAGACATGGGTGATTTTGTTTTAGGTTTGTATTAGATTTGCTTATTTGACAGTCGGCATTTACTTCGTGCAATATGGTTTGAATAGGCGCCGGCAAATATCCCCATTTCATAGGCTTAAGCGGAAATTTATCAGGACCTTTTATATAATCATCTTTATCATCTTTTTCCTTTTCTTTTGCGACATCTTCTTTTGTTTCTTTTTGGTAGCATTTATTTTTGGATGCTATTTTGGCAGCAGTATTCCATTTATCAAAACAACATGGCAAACAATACCCATCAGGATGTTTATCTACTTGAAAATTAGGATATCTTTTATAATCCGGTTTTCCTTTTGGTGCGGAATAAAATTCATATACATAATGACCTTTTGGTATCTTGTCTGCCTTTTCGGGAATTATTTTTCCACAAGTTGGATGAACCAATACCTTTTTGCCATTTTCTGTTATTTCTTTGAATTCACTTGGATCAATAACCGTTTTTGTTTTCAAACACCAATAACGAGGACATATATAATTATATTGTTTGGTTTTATCACTTCCATATTTAATAATATCTTCGTCTCTTAAAAATCCCTTATGTTCTTTATTTATTTTATCTAATTCACTATCGCTTATAATAACAGGTTGTCGTCTGGTAGATGATTGGCATACTTTAGAATAGGAAGAATAATTGCCAACGTCTTGTTTAATAATTAGCTTTTTATCTTTTTCTTCAATCTGATTTTGAAAATAATTTCTTAAACTCATTCCATCAATATTCTTTTCAGCTTCTTCTTCCTCTTCAGGTTCTTCTTCTTCTTCAGCTTCTTCTTCAGCTTCTTCTTCCTCCTCTTTTTCGGGTTCCTCTTCCTTTTCAGTTACTTTTATTTTTATAGGTTCTGTTTCTTGTACAACAGGTGAAGTCAACGGAATTGGTAAAGAAGGCAACTTTTTTTCACTAGATACAACAGGTGAAGTCAACGGAATTGGTAAAGAAGGCAACTCTTTTTCACTAGATACACCAGGTGAAGTCAATGGAACTGGTAAAGAAGGCAATTCTTTTTCACTAGATACACCAGGTGAAGTCAATGGAACTGGTAAAGAAGGCAATTCTTTTTCACTAGACACAGATGATTCTGTGGAAGCTTTTTCATTAGAATCGTTTTCAAAACTAGACACGGAAGATTCACTTTCACTCTTAACTCCTCCTTTGTAAGATTTATTCTTTTCTTCTTCCTCTTCCTCTTCTTCATCATCATCGCCAAAAAAAAGATTTAATGCGTTTTTCTTTTTCTCTCCTTCTAGTTCTTCTTCCAATTCTTCTTCTACATTAATGTTATCGCTAATATCAGGCTCTTCTTGTTCAGAAATATAACTTTCAATGGGCGAAACAATATCTAATATTTGAATATCCTCTTTTTCTCCAGAAGAACATAGTGTGTTTATTTTTGCCAATGGATATTTTGTAGCCCCTTTATTTTGGGTTAATCGTATTAGCGTGTCCAAATAAATCGGTACAGTAGATAAATAATAAATATCATTTATATTTTCTACAGAAATGGTTAGTAAATTTGTTTTTTTATCTGTTTTCAAAACGGTTTTAAACCCGGGATTATTTTTAATTTTAATATCCCTTTTTCGCACTTCTCTCTCCACCTGTACTTCATTCGCCACTTTTCGCACAAGTTCTTCTGCATCTTGTCGTGTTAAATCCTCTTGAAAATTATCTAATAAAGCATCAATAATTTCATTTCCACGTAATCCTTCTTCTTGTTTTTCTAAAATAAACGCTTCTTGACTGGTAACTTTATTGAAGTTTGCCACGCGTTTGAACCGCAAATGTATATCTTGTTTAAATTGACTAGACTCGTTAAGAAACACACTAGAGACACATCCTTTTAACTCATCTAAATTCAGCGGTTTCGCAATTTTAACTTCTATTGCATAAGTCATTTGTTCTATTTCTACGTTTTCATTTTGTAAACTATTAAACTCTTCCATTTTGTATCCACTTTGCTCTAAATAACCTTTTATTTCTCCAATAACGGGGTTCACGTATTCTATAAAAATTTCTTCAACCTCTTTTTCAAGCACTTTTTTCTTAAACTCTGCGAAAATAGTTATTGACCCATTTTCATTAAATTCGCATATAAGAGATTCAATTGTATCAGCAACATTTTCAACATATACACTAACCGATTTTGTTTTCCCTATGTTTTTAATTAATTTAAAAATAACCGCCTTTTTTAGATACGGAATTTTTCTTCCATCCGTGGAATTTTTGTCCGTATATAAACGATAAATGTTTTCTTGTCTACTAGAAGGGTTATATTTTATTAAAGGGTTTTGTTCAGTTGCATGCAATATTTTAAAAATCACTTCTAATGGAATAGTAAAACTATTTTTGGGGTTCAAAGTAGCTTTTATGAAAGTAATCCCTTTATCTATATAATTCAATTCCTTTTTTTGTAATTTATATATATCATAAAACATATCAATCGTTTTAAAGTTATCAAATGTTTTTGGATTTGCAATTTTATTATTTCCTTCAATTAATTTTGGACGCATTTCCTCTAATTCATCCAAATTATGCACATTTTTAGAATATAAAAATGGATAATATATTTTCACTGTATTTTCTTCTGAAATATTTTTATTTTTATTAGCCAAATAAGTAAAAACATCTTTTGCCAAACAAAGATAAATATTATTGTCTACTATTGTCCCGGTGTTTAATAATAGATGATTATTTAATGTGGATGTTGATTTTCTAGCCACTCTTTCAAAGAAAGGGTCATAGTCTTCAACATTAAATGGGTTGTATACAAACGGATATTCGTTTTCTACAATAAAAAACTTCTGACCCAATCCTTTATTGACAATATAAGTTTGACCATCCATTTTTAACTGCAAAATATCTGGATAATCATATGTATCCTTGGTAAGTGGTTTACTAAATGGTTGGCCATTTGCATCACTTACTATGTTGGTTAAAAATTGTTCTAATCTTAGTTTGGTTAATTCTATTTTTTTGTTTTGGGTTATGGATTGATAGAGTGAAATGGCTTGAATTGTTTCTATTTGTTCACAAAAAAGATATATTTCTTCCAAAGAAACGATACGTTTTAATTCTTCTAGTATTTTTATTTTAATCATGCCAATACTATCATCAAAATGAATTTGTTGTTCAGAAAATATTACCTTAATATTATTTTTTTGAATATTCATTATTTCTTTTTCAGTAAATACCTTTTTAATTGTTTCTTTCTTGTCCTTTTCTTTAATAGAAGAACCATAAAATACAAAAATCGTATTTATTTTCCCGTTGACTAAATGATTTACTTTATATATGGGAATGGGGAATAAATTAGACATATATTATAAGTATATATAAGTTAGTCATCATTTTATGTAATATTTTTGGTTATTAAAAATATTATAAATGCCTTTTTAACATTTGTTCTTTTAACAGTTTATGATTTCCAGTAGAGTTAAAATGCGATTTTTCATGGATTCTGTGTTTTACCAATACTTGTGGACAATTGTAAAAACGTTTTCCCAGTTTTCTTAATCTTAACCATAAATCATAGTCTTCTATATATTCTGTACTATCCCATTTACACAACTCTTTGCGAATAATACAACTTGAATTAATGATTGGATTTTGTTTGAAGAAATTAAAATAGGTAATATTTCCAGTAGGTAATTTAGGTTCTATATTTTTTGCTCCAAAATAAATACATTTACTTCCAACTACATCATAATTAGATAAAAACAAAAATGGTACCTGAATTTCCAATTTTGTATTTTCCCATATATCATCTACATCTAATAAAGCAATATAATCATATACACAATATTGGATTAGTTCATTTAATGTGTTGGCTTTTCCTTTAATATTATAAAAATCAAATATACGAATTTTATTTTTTATTTCAGGTATTTGAGATTTTTTAAATGTATTAACCTTTTTGTATATATCCGATTTTTTTTCATGTCCATTGATTGCAATTAATAATTCCCATTCTGTATAGGTTTGGTTTATTACAGAAGAAGCAGACTCTTGCATAAACTCAATGCCATTATATATTGGAATTAAAATACTTATCATGTATACCTATTGCCTATAAATAAATATTTATTTTATACATAAATATTTATCTATTTTATCTATAAATATTTAATTATGTGTATTTATACAAGATCGTAATATGGATTATCATTAATGGTCATTCCACAATATTTTTGAGGTTCTTTTTTATAATCTATTGGTTGATAAATATCTGCCGCTTTGGCATTTTCCAATAAAAATTTAAAATTATTCCAAAATTCTGTTTTATGACCGATGGATTTTGTCATAATATGAGATAATTCATGTAACGCCACAAAGGTTAATGTATTTAAATCTATCAATTTATCACCTTCTTTTGTAGTATTTAAACAAAATGCTAATTTCTCCCCTTTATTTTCACTATATGCGGTTAATTCACTAGTTGGTAAGGTTTCGTTAATTTTTTTAGGGTTAAACCCATCTGTTAATCTTTTTACACGTTCATCATCTGGGTGTTTTTCCTTCATATATTTTACCATTCGCTTACATTTGTCAGTTACATCTGCTAATAAATTGGCAGCAAGTTCTAATTTGGCTCTCTCGCGCACACAATATCTATTTCCATCTTTGGATGCAATAATACACTTTAAGTTAAATGCGTCGGAATCGTAATAAATTCGTAAACAAATAAATAATATTAATGCTAAAAAAATATAAAAAAATATACTGTGTTTTTCCATTTAGTCCTATTATATAACTGTTAGATTATATAAAATACTGATATAATCACTTTCTTATTCTTAGGGCGAAGGAGGTGGCGGGGGTGTTGCTTTAGATGCAGCATACTTATCTTTCCCAGATTTATATGTATCTAATCCTGTATTATACACACCAGATTGAAATCCAGTTATTTTGCCTCGTGTTGCAGTAGGGTTTAGAATACCTCTACCATCATTTGATTGTTCTCCTGGTGTTTGGCTAATATCATAATCTTTTGCAGTATATCCATTAGAAAACTTGTAATTTACCTTGTTATGAATTAATAAAGCATTCAACTTACTACTTACTGCATCTAATAAGGCTGGCATGTTTAATGCAGCTCTTGATCCTTTACCTGTATTTTTCAAATAAGTTATATAATCAGATGATTTTGAAAATCCTTTATCCGGTTTTGTCGGGTCGTTTGTTTTTGGCGTCACTGAATTATTTACAGTTGAAGTTGTGGTAGGTGTTGTAGCAGATGTTGTGGCAGATGTTGTGGCAGGCGCAGGTGCAGATTTAAAATAATCTGTAATTCCACTTCCATATTTAGTTTTGTTTTTTGTGTTAGACCTTTTATTTTTTGTGTTAGACCTTTTATTTTTTGGCATTCTTCTAGACCTTGTTTTTCCCATTTCAGTAATTATTATAATATATAAAAATAATAAAATAATAATTAAAATCAAAATATTTTGATAATTAAATTAAAAATATGTCAATAATATATTTTTTATTGAGGACCATTTCCTAATTCAAGAGGAACGCGCATAAAGTCGGGTTCAATGGTACTTGTATTCCAAGGCCCAACATTTAATTGTGGGTTAGGAGGCTCTGAACGGATTTGTAAATTGGCGTTTCTTAAAGTTTGTCCGATGGTGTCAATGCCAATATGATACCCAGCCTTTAACAAATTCACATTTGCAAGTTCTCCTTTTCCAGAAGGGTTTAGTTGAGCCCATTGACTATTGGTATCTTTAGGTAATAATTCAGATGGGTTTTGCACATTTTGTTTGGAGCATGATGATGGGAGACCAGGCATACTTGTTTGGACCCCATTTGCAGAAGCAAACACCTCATTTTCACCTAAAGGTTCAGCAGGTCTTACGCCTCCATTTTGTTTCATAGCTGATTTTGGGTTTTTATACTGTTGAGGCATTGTTTGATTCATTTCAGTACCATAAGAGGTTTTATTAAATAAGTATTTTGTGAATAAACTTACTACATATGCGACAATTAGTAAAACGATAATTGCACCGATACCATATTCGTTCCATAGCTTTTTTAAAGAAACAGTCATTATATAAAATTAATGATAAAATAATTTTTAAAATACTTATTTAATTGTTCTAAACATTACACTTATCAAAATTTATAATCCTTCTAATTCACTCTCTGAAACTTCTTCCATTTCTTCTTCAAATTCACTATCGCTCTCATTTAAATTGTCTAATAGATATGTTTTTTTAATTTTTTTTGCTTCCAAATAAGCTAAAATAGCTGATTTTTTTGCCTGTTTTGCTTTATTTTTAGCCTCCTTATATATTTGAAAATAAACCTCGTTAGGTTTTTTCAAAGTAAAAGTGTCTAAATCATTTTCATTGAGTAAGATCGGTTCTACTTCTATCAATTCAATATTTTCATCGCTACTAGTTGGTTCATTTATTTTTGGTTCCTCTAATTGTATTTCGTTAATTGGTGATTCGTCTATTTTTGGTTCATTAATTGTGGAATCGTCTATTTTTGCTTCATTTATTTTTAGGTCATCCGTTATATCTATTATATC